TTTTTTAGTGGTAGTAGTAGTGGTTGTGGTTTTAGCTTTGTCAGATTTCTTTTTCATCTTAGCGTCATAAGACTTATCTGCAAACGCAACCTTCTGAACACCTTTACCTGCAATGTTAACTGCCTGACCGTGTTTACCATCTGCTGCAGCTTCAGCCAAACTACTATAAGTTTTAGTTCCACTAGAGCTAGAACTAGACTTAGTTGACTTGCTAGAAGTAGATTTACTAGAAGTTGACTTAGTGGATTTAGTAGAAGAAGTACTAGACTTGCTACTCTTGCTAGTTTTAACTTTACTCTTACTATCGTCTACAACTTCTACAGGTTTAAGGAAACCTGATGATACAGCACGTCCTTCGTCAATAGCAGTCTGAATACTACCACCATACTTTTCAGCTTGTTCCATATCGTTTGCAGATAAACCAAGTGATGCACCAACTGCTGGATCAAAACCACTTTCAGCATAAGAGTCTTGTTTATTACGCAGTCTGTTAACAGAAGCAAAGTGATTTGCAACACTACTATCGCCACGATCTACAGCAGCATCAAATGATGCTTGTTCTGCATCACTAAGTTTATTATCAGTAAACCCAGCAGATAGTGATTTATTTGCAGTTGGATCATACTTACCTTTTTTAACTTTTACTTCTGGTGCTGCAGTTCTTGCCGCTGCCTCTTCTGCAGTTTCAGTAGTGTATGATTTACCTTCAAATGTAAATGTTTTTGCACCTGCTGCTCTATTACGTGCAAAGGCATCACTAAATGTTTCTTTAGCCACGCCAGCTTCAGGAATAATATCTTTTAGTTTTAGATCAGCTACAGGCGTACCTTTTGCCGCTTCTTCTAATTCTTTTTCTTGTTGACCTGCAGCACGAGGATCACCTGCTTCAAATCCAGAAATAGTTACAGTGTCTACAGCGGGTTTAGTTCCCGCTAAAGTTTCTCTAAGCTGCTCTGTTTGACTTGCAGGTAAACCTGAAGGAGCAGAACCTGCAGGATCAAAGCTACCCAATACTTGTTGTCCAGCACCCACTACTGCTGGGTCTTGTACACGAGCACCAAACGTACTAGATATTTGATCTGAAGATGTGTCTCCTCTACCTAAAGCACCTGTGTCCATTTGAGCAGTTACAGAAACAGGAATGTTTGTTGTCTGTTCAGAAGGAACACTAGTAATGTTACGTGGATCATAGGGGTCTTCACGACTTTGTGCCGCTGATGCATAGGCTTGTTGTGCACCCGTAACTGGTGTATCAGCAAAATCACGCCCTGTACCTGTACCTGTAGTTGTTGTAACAGTAGGTTGGAATGCTGCCGTAGTTTGATCTGTAGTCGTAGGTTGTATAGTTTGTACTGTTGTAGGTTGATACGATGTACCACGACCTGCTTCACCCATATCCTGAGTAGCGTAAGCTGGCGCAGGAGCATCTGTAGTTGATGCAGTAACCTGAGATGCTTCTACTGCTTCAAGACCAGTTTGTGTTGGCGTAGAAAAAGATGTAGATGCAGCAGGAATAGTTGCCTCTGCAAGATTACGATCAACACCTGCATTAACCAATGTCTGTACTTGAGCATTACGCTGAGTTTGCAAAAAGTCTGTAGTGCTTGTCGGTGTAATTGTTGCCTGAGTTGTAGTCGTAGCAAAGTCACGAGTAATAGGCATTGAAGTGCTATCAGAGGTATCTAGCATACCCATAGCTGTACCAGCCTCTTGACGTGCTGCTGATGCCGCCCGTGATGTATCAGTAAGACCCATAGGCTCTGTAGCTGCATCTAAACGTGGCGAGTCTACTGGAAGTATCTGTGATGCATCTTCACGAAGTGTGTCAACAACATCTCTATAGTTTGTACCGTCATAGCCTAGAAATGCCTTTTGCGTATCTGACATATCATCTAGCTGTGCTTTAACACCATCTAGGTTTTGATATACAGCATTTACAAGTGCAATACGTGTATCTTCACCACCAGCTTGTACAGCACTCATAATTGAAGGATCAACAAAATTGCCTAGCTCTTCACCAATGTGATTTGCCATGTTTGTAATAGCTGCATCATATACCGCTTTATCAATAGATGTTGGGTCTTCTTGATACGCTGCAATAGCTGTATTAGCTGCAGCATACTGGTCTGCAGTAAATGTGCTACCTGCTACACCAATCATGCCTGTGTTCAGTGCATCAATAGCTTCTTGTGTAGCTTGTCCTTGTGGATTAGCATATGTATCAATGTTACGGCTATGTGAAAGCAAGTTTGCATTTGCACCTTTTTCTTTCTGTGCATCGGTAAGACCAAGCATGTCACCAACAGTGTTAATGATTTTATTAATGATACCGCCAAACAAACCCTTCTGACGATCTTCATAGCCTTTGATCATTTCTTCATAAGCAGCACGTTGACCAGCAGGTAAGTTAGCTAGACGAGCTTTAGCCATTTCAAGAATACGATTATCTTCATAGCGTAGCAGTGCGCCCATACCTACTGCTGCAAGTGGGCTAATTAAAGATGCAACACCCATAGCTAGGTTACGACCAAAGCCATTACGTTCATTTGCTTTATCTAAAAAGTCTTCGTCTGATAAAGAATCCCAATCAATAGATGTGTCTTGCGCAGAAGCTCTATAGGAATCAAGTGCTGCCATGTCAGGACCACCATCATCTTGGATTGCTGCAGTAATTGTATCAGCACCTGTAGATGGTAGTTGTGGAGCTTCACCAATTTCACTACCTTCACCTGTATAAAGTGTATAACCTTCAGGAATAGGATAAAGAGGTACACCGCCAATAAACGGAACCATAAGGCTCTGTCCTTCAGCGTTACGATACTCTTTAAACTCCATCTTGGCATCAGCCATAACTTCATCAAAAGTCACTTGAGGACGATCTGCATCACTTTGCATAGGTACGTCTTGTTGTAAATCACCTAGTGAAATACTTTCACCTGCTTGATCATCTGCCATACCACTCTGATTAAATGCTAGACCCCCATCTGCCATTTTAACTTCTTTTTCGTTGCCGTTATCGTCTACGTCTACTATGATAAGATCACCCATACCAAAAGGCATGTCAGTAGGTAATGTTGCCTCATCCGCATTACCCATCAACCCCATTGCTTCCATTTTCTTCATGCCCATCATGGCTTCATCACGCATACCTAAAAATGTTTTCAAACCATGATAGCGTGTAGTAGCTTCATCTGCTACCCATTCACCTGCACTTAGTCGTGCATCAATGTCATCACGCACACCTTTCTTAGTACCGCCAGTTGGAACTTTGTTCCCTGACACTTCATCAATTTCTCCACCCTCATCTTTGAGGCCACCTTTTTGGTACATTTGAGGTCGATTCATCATAGCATTATCCTAAGTTTGAAATTACATCACGCAAACTCTTTAGTTTACGCAGTTCGTATATAGCTCCTTGTGCTCTATACATTTCTGTGGGGTTATCCGATTGTTCTATTGTGCGTTGTTGACCTTCTATCAGACTATCTAAATAGTTACTGAAGTTGGTCCACTGCTGGTGGTTGCTCACCAGCCCCTTGAGCTTGTTCAGGTGCTCCTTGTCCATTTCCACTAAATCCTTGTTCGTTAGGTTGTGGAGCCATACCAGTTCCTATTGTGCCACCACCTGCGCCTGTTGGATCGGCTGGGTTAGCCCCTGCTGGTGGTTGTTGCTCTTGAGCTTCTTGTTGAAACTGTTTCATTAGCTCCGCTTGGATCGCTGCTTCATTCATGTTGTTAGTAACTTTATCTGGATCAAGTTCTAACGATTTAGCAATCTCCCTAATAATATACTGGAATTTTGCGAAAGGTGCAAGTGTTGGTGCGCTTGCAATCTGCATAAACTGCATTAAGCGTTGGCTACGCACTTCATTAGCCATCAACGATTCTGTACCACGTGCTTTAACTTCTAAGTCTCCACGAATCTCAGGGTTAAAGTCAAACTGCATATTAAAGCGATACAGTCGTTCACCAAGGGGTCTGAGTAGATAATCATCTACGTTTTTAATAACATTCTTAATAGCACCACTAGCAGCACCCATTAGCATACTAATGCCACTAGCTGTACGGCCTACACCCTGCACACCTGTTTGTCCATGTGCAAAGGATGGGAAGCCAGTTGATTCGTCAGCAAGTACACGAGCCTTGTCAAATAGCTGCATGTTCTCACCTGAAACGTTAGGGAACTTAGTGCCAAAGATAGCCTGTCCAGGGGCACCACCTTGTCTACGAAATACTTTCCCTGGGTATACTGTTAAGTCTTGACCTGGAACTAGGTTAGTTTCATCTACCTCAATCAGTAGGTTGCCTGACATAACTGCGTTATCTACAGCCATACGCATGAAACCATTCATTAGAGTTTGCGTATCGTCCATGTTTTCAGCGATACCAACACCAAAGAATGAGTATGGGTTTAGTTCATATGGTGCAGCTACGTAAGGAATAGAAGATGGTTTAAATGGGTTTAGTACCATACGAAGTAGGCGACCATTACAAATCCAAACGTTAGCCTGTAGTTCATCCATAGCCATTAGCTCTTCTGGAATATCTACACCTTGCTCTTCTAGTGTTTCAGTATCTACCATGCCCCAGTATTCTAGAACTTCATAACGTTCAATACCATGCTCTGGTGCATAGTCAGCTAGGTCTTCTTCCCAGTATTCTTTGTTATAGTTTTCACCTAGCTTAATAGCTTCGTCAATAACAGATGAACGGAAGTATGGACGCTTCTTTAGATTACGCATCTGTGAACGTGACAGTTTGTGACGTTCAATCACATACTGCGCTTCATCCATGTTATTTGCATCGGGGTCTGGATAAAAGTTCCACACAGAAACATGGCTAACCTGTGGCACAGTTTTCATGCTAGGTTCATACTCACCCTCTTCATTCCAGTTAGGGTACTCTTTGTCTACAGCAAATGGACCTTTCATGATCCCTGTACCAAAGAGTGCCATTTCAAATGCGGGACTACGAAGGTGTTTAGATGCGTTTGATTCTTCTAGCTGATCGTGAATCTTCTTCTGCATATTTTTAGCTGCAATCATTGCTGGGCTAAATGTAACTGCAGTTGGTGTTTTACCTGCACCTGCTTTAATATTATCTATACCATCAAACTTATCTTTAAGTGGTCCAAGGCTATCAGCTAGTGTTTTAGCTGTAGCACCTGCTGGTATCTCACGACCATCTCCTGCATATCCATATGGGCTTACAGGCTCTTCTTTACCGTTAGTGCGTAGCTGCTCTGGTTCTTGCGGATCAAAGCTAACATCTGCAACTACACCATCAGGAAGTTCTGTAGGATCAATGGTAAGTGGGAATTTATTGTTAGCAAATAATACGTCTACAATCTGACCGTAGGCAGCAAGAACTTTAGTCTTAGTTACTTTGATAAACACACGAGACTTCTCAGCCTCCGTGAACTGTACCTCTGGACCATAGATACCACGATAGTTACGATAAGATCGCAGCCAACGTTCTTCATCTTGACGACGATAGTCTTCAGCACGATGATAACGTTCCATAATAAATGGAATAATATTCTCTGTCTTATAATCTTCAGAGATGTCGTTTTCAACGTCCTCTAGTACGATTGAATCATCTTCAATAAATGTTTCGTTATCGTCTTCCATTTACACTTCCTTAATATCCAAATGTGCTATCTGCAACTCTCATACCAACGGATGGTTTACCATATGGATCATAATCAAATACACTAAACCGTGGTCTTGACATTATACCGTATCTTAAAGCATCGTACAAGTGGTCTTCTGAGGTTGTATCAATGTCTTCTGGATTCTTTTTATCTATTGGCAAAGCTGGTAACTGTGCAACCATATTAGTACAAGTATTGAAGAATACTAATCTTGGCTCTTCAGTAAATTCATCTACCTGTAGTCTGCGGTGTATTTCATTCTTACCTGATACACGTGAACCTTTAGAACGGTCTGATGGCCTCCAACGACAACCTTTCATGATCATCTGTTCAGCCAAGCTAGGACCAGTATCCCCACGCTTATGCCACAAAGAACTATCAAGCACTCCATACTTAATGTTTCCGTCTTCAGCTTCTAGGTCTAAGACCATATCGGCAAGGTCTGTGGCGAGTACTTTACTGACGTACAATTCTCTATATACGACAAGTTGCTCATTAGGCGAAACGGCAAACCAAAGCACACCACTGAAAGAGCCATAACCATAGTCACATGCCCTAAACTTAACCCAGTTGTTAGGTATATTAAAAGGTTCGACAACATGAATGTTCCTATCAAACTCTGTAAAGGCAGCACCTTCTTTAATATCCCAATCACCATCTAGCAACTGTCTACGTTGTTGTTCTGGTAGTGACAGTAGCATAGCTTCGTAGTCGCCTTGCTCTGACAGGTATGGGTTATCTTTCAAACGTGCAGGAATAAACCTACGTTTAAATAGTGGCTTTCCTGCTTTCTCATGTCCTGCAGGATAGCGTAGTGTTTCACCTGTTTCAATATCTGTGGCTTCAAATGATTTACCTGCAGGTGCAGGATCAATAAACATTTTCTTCACCCAGTGATGGCCTCTACCTCCTGGGTTGGTAGTAGCCCTCATGTATACAGGTAGGTCAGGTGCAGTAGACCGTAGACGTGATCTCATGTAGTTCCACGCAAATGGTGAAGGCCACTGAGTAAGTTCGTCAAAGCCTATCCAGCTAAATGCTAGACCTTGGTAACGCAGAACGTCATCTTCCTTGTCTAGGTAGGACATCCACAACCTCGCACCAGAGGGCGCAGTCCACTGCATCTTTCTTTCTGACCATTTAATTCCAGGCCATATCTTAGGATACATCTCTTGAGACTTAAAGATAAGTTCTCTCAGTTCCTCTGTTGTATGACGAAGAAGCAAGCCCGAAAAAGCAGGATGACCCATATAACGTAAAGGAT